TGTCGAAGATTTCTCCTATCCGCATCGTGCGCGAGCAGCAGCAGGTTCAGGGAATGACTACCTACAACACCGTGAAGGGATGGAAGGCTGGTGTCGCAGTTCTGCGTCCTCGTGGATTCGCAGGTGTACTCGTACACGCTCAGGTTCCCGACGTAGAGCTCATGAAGAGCGGCGAGGTCAACAAGACCATCGACTTCTCTCTGGCTAAGGTTCAGAACTTCCTGAATGTCATCAATAAGGTTGTGCCTAACGGCATGCTCAAGGCTTATCACACCGACGTCCTCGGACGCTATGCTACGGTGCTTGACGAAGCCATGTACCATGTATGCGTAGACACTACTACTGCTGATGCGTAAGTGATTAATGGTTTTAGGTTAAGGTTTTAGTTAGTTGACAAAAGATGACGGTACTTGAATGGTTAGAGAAAAAGACGAGGTACAGCTTTACTGAAGGCAACTTCGAGGTGATTGCAAGGGACAGGGGTCTTGACCCTTCCGACGACGTGTATGGAGCGAAGGTTGACAAACGCCTGCGTGAGCTCATGGAGGCTGACATCATCTTCACGGCAGTCCTTCTCTCTCCGTCCAATACCGCTTCTTTGTCACAATCCCACAACGGTTATCAAAAGACAATCGGTCAGGAACAGGACTTTTACCAAGACGACAAAATCAAGTACGCAATTGGCATCTACCAGAAATACGGTGACGACAAGGCTGACATTCTGATTAACATGCAGAAGAAGATACGTTTCATACCGATAGAGGACGTTGACAGACTATGACGGTTCGTGACGAGATATTGGAATACCCTTACACTGGCACTATAAAGCGAGTGATTCAAGGAAAGGGAAGCAAGCCAGATACGGAAGAGCTTCTCTATGAGGGCGTGATGGACGAGCACATGGTGACTGACGAGGAGGGTAAGACCTTGCAGACATCTTCGTACATCGTTAGCATTCCTCTCACCATGACCGTTCCGACGGAGGAGGGAGAGGAGCCCGAATGGATAGTTCCGAAGAAAGGTGACAAGATTTCCATAACACGTTACGGAGAGACGTTTAAACTGACGGTTGACAACGCAGAGCCTTCTCAACTCGGAGGTGTCAGCATATACGCAACAAGGAACAGTTGGTAGGCATGAAGAAGTCAAAGCTCATAGGTTGGAACCCTGAAAAGGTAAAGGTTCAGATGCTTGCCTACGCAGTGGAGGAACAGAGCAATAGACTTGTTGACTATGCAAGAGGTAGAATAATGATGCTTGGAGAGGTAATTTCCATGTACCACAGCCGCAACAATATGGACAGAACAGGAAACCTTCTTGACAGTCTTTGTTGGGGTGTCACATACAAAGGTAAGTATGTCGACAACGGCTTCTACAGGGAGCAAAGAGCTTCAATGGCTTCTGGACTTCACGAATGGTGGGGAACCAACAAGATAGACCCTATGACTGGTATGCGTGGCGCAGGCTCTTTCTACAGCAAGAGAAACAAGCAGTGGGAATATGTCGACGCTACAAACCTTCCAGAAGTATGGGGACATCAAATGGCTGAGGAGTTTCTGATAAAGCAGGAAAACAAATATCCTGACGGGTGGATGGTTTTCTTTGCCATACTTGCTCCTTACTGGGGATACTGGGAGAAAGGATTCACGATGAAAAAGCAAGGGAACTTTGTTCAGTTTGCCGTGATGACACAATTCCGAGACCATATAAGGCAAGACCTCAAACCTGCAAAAGTTACATACAGGGTTACTTCTGCTATCAAATATTCCGACCTGAGTTTGATTAAACAGGCAAGAGCAAACATGAGAAAGAACAGAGAAGCTTAATTATGGCAAAAGATTCAAGAATGGGCATATACGAGTACGTTGAGAACATTCTCACGAGTGTTACCGAAAACGTATACCTCATGAACGAGCCGCAGGAACTGACTGGCGATGACACTGAAAACGGCTTTATAGTCATCCGTGTCGGAGACTTTATCGACGCAAGCGAGTTCAGGGGAAGCACCTATGCAGCCGCAAGGGTGTTCGTCGAGTGCTACGTTCCCCCAATCACAAGGGGACGTCTTGACGTTGCCAAGTACACTCAGTTCGAGGAGGACATCAATGCCGCAATCAGTCTCGCTACCGAGAGCGACAACGAGGGAACCTACTGGATTGACGAGGATAGCTTCATCTCTGCCGACTTGGGTGAGGACTCCAATGCCAACAACGCCTACTATATGTTCGTGAAGTCGTTTATCGTAATGGTAGACTCACAAAACCAATAAAGAATCAATTAATAACTAAAAGAAAGGAATCAAATTATGTCTAAGAAAACAACTGTAAAGCCTATCGCTCTGGGATACCGCAACGTAGGCGCAGCATCTGGTGACTACACCAAGTTGATGGGTGTTTTGAAAGGTCTGACTATCGGTCAGGACGACCCCGATTCAACTGAGATTGAAGCCGAGTTCTACGACGCTCCGTTCGACATCTTCTATGACGGCAACCCCGTTACGATGACGTTCGAGCTCGCTAACTACGACTTGTCTGAGCTCACGAACCTGTTCGGTGGTACTTACGACGCTGTCAACAACGTCTATGAGGGTGCTACCAACGCATACACTTCTGAGCATGAGTGGAAGCTCGACTTTGGTCGTGGCAACGCATCTCTGATTATCGCTCGTGGTCTTACCATCGGTACTTTGAAGAAGGACGCCGACGGTGCGTTGAACTACAACGTTACCATCACTGCCCTCGTATACACCGACGGCAATCAGGTCGACCACATGTACAAGATTGTCGGCTCTTCCGTTTCTCAGTTCACTGAGGTTGACGACAGTCAGGCAGGCTACTCTACAATGAATCCTAAGACTCAGGGCTGGTACGAGACCGATGGTACTAACTACCGCCTCACTTGGGATACCGAGGTAGTAGCAGACAAGACCTACTACGAGAAGGATTAGTAACGACATGTTTTCGTGAACGTGGGGGAGCGTTTGGGGTACGTCCCTATTCGCTCCCTTTTTAAGTTTCACGATAACACCCTTCCAGAAAAAACCACGTCACACGAATAACTATGGAAAAAGAAGAAAAAGTAGTACAGGAAAAGCAGGAACTGTCCGATTTCCCTATAGATGTCAAGCGAGACATTCTGGACATCATCAACGACACTCCTTCGTTGGTAGTCTTAGGGAACAAGGAGTATATGGTAAAGGATATGCGATACTACTCTCTGTACCGTATCTGCAAGCTCGTCACTGACATGAAGAAGGCAGACGAGAACCTCGATACAGACCAAAAGGTAATCACCGCCCTTTGTACCGATTTGGACTCCATGTGCGAGATAATGGCTATCGTGTTATGCAACCACCTGTTCACTCCTGAGGGGAACAACTACTCCCTCGATGAGACAATGACAAGGAATGACAAGTATGTTAGCATCATGAAGGCAAAGGTAATGAACTCGACATTCGACACGAACCAATGGGCTGCGATAGTCCTCGGAGCCATAAAGTCCATCGACTTGTCTGGTTTTTTTTTACTCAGAAAATCGGTGAGTACGCTTACGGATTCACTTCTGATGCGGAAGAAGAAGTCGGAGGAGACAGCATTACAGTTTATGGAAGCACTGTCATTGCAGACGCCAGCGACTTCCTGAGGGCATTCTCACAATATACCCTTGACGACTATATGTACCGACTGAGCATTGCGCAGATTCAGTTCATGGCTGTCGACAACACGCACACGAAATATCTCAAGGGAGCGGACAAGAAAGCTTGGAACAACTACAAGGACGCATACGACGCTATGCAGAAGGCTGAGAACTTCATGGACAGCCTCAAAATGCCGAAAGATTTGGCTGAAGGAGAAGTCTACGAGATTCCAGTCCACAAAAACAACAAGAAGAAATAACTCTTAAAACGATATATATATGGCAGGCAATTCTCCGACAGTCATTGTGGGTTCGCTTAACGACGACGAACTTAAAAAGTCTATCGACAAATTGGTAAATCATGTCGATACCCAACTTCAGATAATGGTTAGCAGCACAA